GAGTACAACATCGAAATCGGCAAGGGCCTGATCCAGTTCAAGGACGGCCGGCCCGGACGCATTGAGCCGGTTACCTCTTCCTCTCGGGGATTGGAAGGTGCCCGTCCATCGTTTGTTGTCTGCGACGAGGTCCATCACTGGATTGAGTCGAACCAGGGCGTATACGTCTGGGAAACGCTGGACCGAAACGTCCAGAAGACTGCGGGCGCCGGTTCTCGTCTGATCGAGACGACCAACGCCTACAACCCGAACGAGAACAGCATTGCCCAGCGGACACATGAAGCCGTCCTCATCGGCTCTGGACGCCTCCTCTACGACTGCGTGGAGTCTGAGAAGGACGTAGACCTCAAGGACCGCGAGGCGGTCATTGCGGCCATCATCGACGCCTACGGAGACTCCCATTGGGTCGACGTCGAGGGCATCGCCGACGCGATCCAGGACCCGCGTACACCAGCTGCCGTCGCTTACCGCTTCTACCTGAACAACATTCAGGAGAACGCTGACGGCTGGATGTCTAAGGACGAGTGGGAGTTGTGCTTTGCCGACCCCGATCCAATCCAGCCTGGCGACCAGATAGCAATTGGATTCGATGGTTCGTTGCGCGGAGACGCAACAGGACTCGTTGGTTGCAGATTGCGGGACGGCAAGCTGTTCCTGATTCACCTTCAGGAGAATCCTCGGGACCTCAATCAGCCTGACTGGGAAGTTGATGTCCTCGCGGTGGAAGCCGCGGTGGCCAATGCCTTCCGTACGTACAAGGTCGAATGGTTCTACGGCGACCCGCCTTACTGGCAGGAAGCCATTGGCCGTTGGTCCATCGAGTACGGCGATGACTACGTATTCGAGTACTGGACGAACAAGCCGACACGAATGGCACAGGCGACAGAGCGTTTCCGCTCTGCGGTCATGGTCCAGGACTTGAAGCACGACGGAGACGCGGACATTTCCCGCCACGTGCTGAACGCGGTAACCCGCGAAGTTCCCCAGGGGACCTTGATCACCAAGGACTCTCCCCGATCCAAAAAGAAGATCGACCTAGCGGTGTGCTCGATTCTCGCATTCGAGGCGAGGGCGGATGCCATCGCAGATGGGCGGCTGAAGAAACGACGATCCAGAGTGGTGGGTTTCTAGATGAGCGAACCGGTTATTGCCTCTGTCCCGAGTAATCCTCTTCAGTGGCTTGAGTATCTGCACTCGAAGCTGCTGAGGCACCGGACGGGGTACCGGCGTCATTCGGCCTACTACGACGGACAGCATCAGAAGTTGGTATTCGCGCAGGCGCGGCACCTTAACGAGTTCGGCCACATCTTCGAGAAGTGGCGGGACAACTTCTGCGGGTTGATCATCGACAGCGTCAACGAGCGCTTGGCGATCGACGGCTTCCGCATGACGGACGAGCCTGACGCTGACAAGGACGCTCGGGACATCTGGCAGCGGAACTTCCTCGATGCGGAGTCCAACGCTGGCCACCTGGACGCGATGATCCACGGCACTGCCTTCGCTGTGGTGTGGGCCGACTCTGACGGCAAGCCCACGATCACGCTGGAGTCGGCAGAGAACGTCGTCGTGCAGTACAAGCCTGGCAGCCGTCGAGAGATCGAGGCCGCGGCGAAGTTCTACACGGACGACTGGGGCCGCCAGTGGTCGACGCTGTGGTTCGCCAATCGCGTCTACACCTTCCAGGCCGGCACGTTCGGCTGGGGCAATCCTTCGGCCGCCAAGTCGGTGAAGAACCCCCTGGGCGAAGTTCCTGTCGTTCCCCTGAACAACCGGTCTCGTCTCACGGGTGAGCCGCTGTCGGATCTGACCACGGTCATCCCGCTGCAAGACGCGGTGAACAAGATCGTGTCTGACGCTCTCCTGGCAAGTGAATATGCGGCCTGGCCGCAGAGGTATGTCACGGGCCTGGAAATCGTGGAGGACGACACTGGCAACCCGGTCGAGCCTTTCAAAATTGCCGTAGACAAGCTGCTTCAGGCTGAGGACCCGAACGTGAAGTTCGGCCAGTTCGAGGCAGCCGACTTGGGGAATTACGTCAAGCTGGCAGACATGCTCGTTCAGCACATGGCGAGCACTAGCCGCATCCCCTTCCATTACTTCCTGAACAACGGCGGTGTGGCTCCCTCTGGTGAGTCCATAACCGCCGCGGAGGCTGGTCTTATCGCCAAGACTCGCGAACGAATGCTTCATTTCGGCGAAGGCTGGGAACGCGTAATGCGCCTGGCATTCAAGGTTATGAAGGACAAGCGTGCTGAGGCTTGGAGTGCCGAGGTCATATGGCGTGACCCAGAGAATCGGACCGAAAGCCAGCACATGGACGCACTTCTGAAGCTGAAGATGATCGGTGTCCCGACAGATCAGCTTCTTTCCGATGCGGGTTACACACCGCAGCAGATCGCCCGCTTTAAGTCGATGCGGGAGGACGACGCCAAGGCCGCAATGGAACTGGCGAAGAAGTTCCCCAATCCGGCTCAGCAGGCCAACGAGCAGGCCGGCCAGCCTAGCTCGAATGTCCAGAAGGCTGCCGCCAAGCAGCCACAGGGCAATTCTGGTAACGCAGCCCGCAAGGCTGTGAACCCGGTTAAGGGTTGATCCCTTAATCCCTTTCATTACGCAGGCTCCCGCAATGGGGGCCTTTTTTGATGCACCGAAATGGATGGATCACGCATGGACGAGAACACGCAGAACGCTGGCACCACTTCCACCGAGGGCGCTCCGACCGGCGAGGCCGGTACCCCTCAGACTCCGACGCTCGAAACTCTTCAGGCCGAGGTCGACAAGTGGAAGTCCCTGTCCCGCACGAATGAGAAGCGGTGGCAGGACGCCTCTGCCGAGCGCGATGCGCTCAAGGAGTCCGGCATGACGGACGCAGAGAAGGCAATTGAGGCCGCTAAGGCTCAGGCCCGATCCGCGACGCTCGCCGAATACGGCACTCGGCTCGCTGACGCCGAGCTGCGTGCACAGGCCGCAAAGGTCGGTGTGGAGCTTCCTCCCGCCGAGTTCCTGAACCTGACGAAGTTCGTCGGTGAAGACGGCTCTGTGAATGCCGATGTGATCGGCACTTTCGTCTCGTCCCTCCCGAAGCCGGTCGCTGAGCCTGAATTCGATCAGGGCCTTGGCCTTGGTCGTCAGGGCGGGTCCGGAGTTCAGCAGCTCACCCGCGACGCCCTTTCCCGCATGTCCCCGCAGGAGATCAACGCTGCCCGCAAGGCGGGTCAGCTCGACGCCCTTATGCGAGGCGAAATCTGACAAACCCGTGAGGTAACCTATGGCATTTCTTTCTCAGGCTGGCAATAACACTGGGGCCGGCCAGCTTCAGACCACTCAGGGTCAGTTCATTCCCGAGGTCTGGACTTCCCAGCTCATCTCGGACATCGAGGAGAATCTTATTCTCGGTGCTTCCCCCTTCACCAACCGGCAGTATGAGGGCGATTTCCGCCGTGAGGGCGACGTAGTCCGAATCCCGCACTTCGTTGACGGGACTGTCACTGACAAGGGCCTGGTGAAGGCTTACGGCGAGATCGGCACTGCCGACCACGCGGCCCTTGAGTACATGAAGATGACCGTCGCGAAGGGCTCCAGCTTCCACCTGGAGATCGACGCTCTTCACCAGCTCCAGACCAAGGGCGGCATCGACCTGATGTCCAACCTGGTCTCGCAGCGTGCGCGTCAGACCGCGCTTGCCATTGACGAGCTGGTTGCGCTCACCCTGCTCGCGGCTCTTCAGGGCAAGGACCTGAACGGCGCGGAGAACCGCACTGCCACTGTGTCCGGCCTCCCTGCGCTGGAGCTGGGCGCCATCTCCAAGGTTCAGGCGACTGACGTCAACGCCCCTGCGGCGGACAAGCTGTCGGTCTACGACTACGTGGTGAAGATGCTTGAGGTGCTGGACACCCGCTCTGCTCCGCAGGACCGGTACCTGTTCGTCTCCCCGCGCATGCGCTCTCTCCTCCTGCGGGACGAGAAGTTCATCGACGCGTCGCAGCACGGCGGCGGCGGTTCGGTCGTGGCCTCCGGTCAGATCGGCTCGATTCTCGGCCTGCCGGTCGTGGTCGCGAACGCGCTGGGCAACCACGCCCGCCCGTCCTCGCCGGTCATCAAGAAGGGCAACGAGAAGTTCGGCAGCGTCGACCTGTTCATGGGTTCGACCTCCGCTGTCTCCGTCGTCGTGCCGTTCGCCGAGATGGCCGCGTACAACCCGGAGAAGTCCTTCACGTCGGCCGTGAAGTCCCGCGTCATCTACGACGCGAAGGTCTGCCGGCCCGAGCAGCTTCTCGTGGCTCAGGGCGTCGAGGCGGAGATCAACACTCACAACGCCCCGGCTGCTGGCTGACGCTGACGCAACTCGGCCCCGGAGCTGGCTGCTCCGGGGCCCCCGTCAAGGGGTCAGTCCCAACGCCCTAGTTACCTGAAGCAGCAAGGTAACCGTGCCGACGAGAGTCAGCGCGCCTGCTCCAACGATTCCTAGAGTGGCCGCATGCAGTCCGATGAAGATAGCAACTGCGATTGCTCCAGCTGCTATAGCCAACGTAATTACGACGAGGACAACCCAGGCCTTGTGTGGGTGTGGTGGCGCCGGTGGCGCCGGTGGTGGTGCTGTAGTCATCTCTTTTTCTCCAAGTCTTTAGGGGCTCATAAAGGCATCACGTCCTTATTTAGGCAGTGAAGAGTCGGATGCCCACAGCTTCGTATTGCACTGAATTCCGACCCTTCGGCGGCACTCCGCTCTGGGCATGAGCGTTCCTACATGGCCGCCTTCACTTATCGCGGGGGTCCCCGTGCCATCCCAACTCCCATCAGATGACTTGCGGTGCGTCCCAAGCCACCGCCTCAGATCACGTTAGCGCTCAACTCCCCTTGTGGGCACCGCTCTTCGCCAACAGCCGCCATCCACTCACTAGAAGGAGGGACCCGCCATGCCCCTGGCGACCACTGACGACATCGCTGCCCGGCTCGGTCGGCCCCTCGACGACGGCGAGCTGCTTCGCGTCCAGGCCCTCATGGACGATGCCTCCGCGCTGGTCACGGGCTACTGCACCAAGCCTTGGGATAAGGACTCTCCCCCTGCCGTCTTCAAGACAGTTGTGTGCGCCGAGGTCATCCGCTGGCTGTCCGTTGCCCCTGGCGTGATCTTGGAACGCACAGGCGAGCTGGAAACTCAGTTTGGTCAGACGGCTTCAACTCAAGGGCTCTCGCGGGAAGCGAAGTCCGCACTCAGCAAGTACCGGCGAAAGGTCGGTTCACTCCCCCTTCGCCGCTACGACTGCTAGGAGTCCGCATGCCCCGTCACTTCACTGACTTCGTTGAGGTCTATCGCGCAGAAATCGTTGCGGATGCCTACACGAAGAAGCGTGACTGGGACGACGCCGTGAAGGTGTGGGCCGGTTCGGCATCTGTCCAACCGGCCTCCACCACGGAAGCGGACTCGCAGAAGCGAGAGACCACAGACATCCACATCGCTGTCTTCCTGCCTCCCACAGCCAACGTCGACTCGACGGACCGGCTTGTGGTCGACGGCATCACGTACGAGGTGAGGTCCGAGCCACGCATCTGGCGTCAAGGCTCCCTCGCCCACATCTACTTGAGAGCCCGGAGGGTGAGGCGCTAATGGCTGATGACGTCAAGTTCACCCTGCGCATGAACGCTGGTTGGGAGGAACACTTCCTCCTCAACGACGAGACCCGCGACCTGGTGGCCCTCCGCACCGAGGACATCGCCGTGTTCGCCAGGGCACTGGCACCGCGGGCTCGCAACAAGCCGCACTGGAACACCATCCACAAGCACATCGAAGTGATGGTCACGGCCTACAAGGGCTGGTACGGCCAGGTGCTCATTGAGCCTGATCGCGACATGCGTCACGCGATGCTGCAAGAGCGCGGCTACAAGGACCCTGCTGGCCACCGGCATCCGGGCCGCTTCTATCTGAAGCGCGCTCTGGAGAGGGCGAGGGTTGAATGAAAGTAGACCCTGTCGACCTGGTGTGGCAGTACCTCAACACACTCCCGGACATCCCCAAGGACGCGCCGACAGGCGACCTGGTGGGCCGCGAGGTCGGGGACACCACCATCTACCTCAGCCACAGCGGTGGCTTCCGCGTCGTGCGGGACCGCATGGACCGCGCAGACATCGAGTACGACGTGTTCCACCAGGAGCGCGCCCAGGCCGCTGGCCTGGCCTACATCTGCCGTGAGCACTTCCTAGAAGCCATGCCCGGCCAAGTAATCGGCAACGTCGAGATCCTTGATGTTGCCGAGATTTCCTCTCCCCGGTACTACCCGGACTCGACTTCCGGCGAGCACGTCTACGGCGGGGAGATCACAGTTTTCTTCACTGAGAGCTGATACCCCCCTGGCTTAGCCAGACCGAAGGGCCCCTTGTGGGGCCCTTTTTTGTTTCCCCGCTTGAGGAGTTCCTTTATGGCGAATGACGCTTCCAAGATCCGGTTCGCCCCTAACGGCGGACTGTTCATGGCCCCTTCCCCGACTGGTGGTGTGGGCAGCACGGTCCTTCCCGATGACGTAGGCGATGCCGGTAAGACCGCGCCGGCCGGTTACAAGTCCTTCGGTTACGTGGACGAGTCCGGCGTCACCATTACCCCGTCCATCCAGACGGACCCGGTCAATGCGTGGCAGAGCGCGGTTCCCGTTCTCTACAACGTGAAGGGTGCCTCGTTCCAGATCAAGGCGACCCTTCTGGAGACCTCGAAGCTGACCACCGAGCTTTTCTACGGTGCGTCTTGGGTCGAGGTCATGTCGGACGACGCGACCCCGGTTCCGACCGGTGTTTACCGACTGAACCTGTCCAGCACTCCGGAGCTTTCCGAGCTTTCGATCGTCGTGGACTGGGCCCAGAAGGGCAAGAACTACCGGACGGTTATTCCGCGCGCCATGATCTCGGACCGCGGTGGCATCACGCTTCAGCGCACCGAGGCCCAGAAGTACGAGCTGACCATTGACGCCCTGGACTACAACGGCGGCCTTGGCTACGTGCTCACCGACGAGGTCATGACCGCCTGATTCGGGCTGCAACCGAATTGCCTCTGCCGGGGAGGGCTAAATTCCCCGGCCACTCTCTCTCACCCCACCCCATGACCCCCCGTTTCCTTTGGAGTTCCCATGGCTGCTGCCCGTAAGACCGCTGCCCCGAAGACCGCCCCCAAGACCGCTGCTGCGGAGGCCGAGGCGACCGAGCAGCCGACCAAGTTCACGTTCCTCGGTATCGACTTCGAGGTCCCGCCTGCCAAGAAGATTCCGCTGGAGCTGCTGTTCGCGGAAGACGAGCTGGACGCCGTGAAGATCATCGTCGGTGAGGACAAG